TCCTCCCATGAGTTTGTTTCGTTATCAATAGTAAACTCAACCCACAACTTATCTATGATTTTTGCATCTGGCTGAGGGAATAGTCTCAGTTTGTTATTTTTAATCTCGTATGAGTAGTGAGAAAGCCTTGTATAGATGTGATCCTCATACGCCATAGCTTGCATCTTGTTTTGCCATACAGGAACTATTTCAAAAGTTGAATCATCCGTGTACTGACCGTAGCCATAGATGGACCCATTGCCCACAACATTCAGACCGCCATAATATCCAAAAAATCTCCACATAGACTGCGGTGTCTTGTAGAATACTTTTTCAATTGTTATCCGGTTGTTTCCGACCTGCAAAGCGTATGGCTTACCAGAATCGGACTCTGCCGCAGAACTAGAAATTAAGCTTTGTAAATCGTAATCTTGCTGGTTTGTAATCAGATCAATTGACGCGGAGTAAAATGCTTTTGTACCACCAAATCCAGCGTATGACGAAACAGCGGGTCCAACACGTTTGGGGTATCTTAAATCAAACTTAGGATATTTTAACTCAATATTGCTGCCGCTAAGTGCTTCACCGCCTTTTATAACACCGTTGTGGTCAAAGCTTGCTGTTGCTTGCCCAAGAACATCGCCAAGAACATTCTTAGCTTGATGTGTGTTTACGATGTAAGAGTATTCCAAGCAGGCTTCTTCGTAATTGGCATATACAGATCCTGAAGTGACTTCGATATCCAAGATATCGCCGCCAAGCTTTTGATATGTGTACGCCACCTGATCTGATGCACCAGATAAAAAGTCAACCGAGCCTGTGTACATGCCCAGCGGACATGCTGAAGATACATCAGATGTTGAACCCGTAGCCGGGAGAACAACAGCGCTTTGCTGACTTACTGGATTTAGCTTGGGTATAGCCATGCATGGTTCCTCCTATCATAGTAAATAGTCAGCCACACAACAAAAGAGCGCTACTTCTTAGAAGTTGTCTTTTTGGCTCTGGCAGTAGTGGCTTTACGCTTAGGTGCAGCTTTTGCTTTAGGCTTTGCCTTTGGCTTGGGCTCAGGAGCGATCTCCTCTTCGACAATATCTAAGACCGGAGTCTCTGCCTTTTCAACAACAGGAGTTATCTCCTCTGCCACCTGCTGGTTAGATCGATCTGCCATTCTAGGGTGGCTTGCAAATTTTGTCCCAAACTTCTGTGGCTTAGCCATCATTCTTCTTTTCTTACCCATGTTTATCTCCTATTGGTCCAAGATGGATATTATAAATAGTTTTAAGTAAATAAAAAACCCGCTCTCCGAAGAGAGCGGGTTAAGATTATTATCTAATCTCTAAGGCTTATCAGCTTGCGCCAGACTCACCAAGGAGACCGCGACAGATAACCAGACCGTACATATCAGGACGCACCATCTTCTTAGCGTAGCGAGTCATGACACCCTTACGGGGCACGAAGTCCTCGACACCGAAGATAGTCGGCGTGACCTGAAGTGGGACATACGGAGCGTAGACGAAGCCCGACTCAAGGAAGCTGTTACCCTTGCGACCGACCAGAAGCACGTTCCGGGGGAAGTAAGGATCGACGTACACGTCGAACTTCTTGGAGAGCGAACCAACGTTCACAGCACCGATGGTACCACTGTCTTGATCAGCAGTGACGCTTGCTCGGAAGCCAGCCGTAAACTCAAGGATGTTTGCAACCTCGGGCGAAGTCACCACGAAGTTAGCACCACCCCGCAGAGTCTTGCGGTGGATCTGAGCGGACACATCATTGATGGTCTCGATAAGGGTCTCGTACCACTCGGAAACAGTACCAGTGAAGTCAGGAGCAGCCGAAGATGCACCAATCTCAGCACCAGTAGTTCTGTTCACGAACAGACCCGGCGAGCGCGACCAGTAGAACGTACCAGCGGTAGCACCCTTAATAAGATCCTCAAGGATCTCACGATCAATCTCAAGAGCAATCTGCTCAGACAGAATGCTAGTAAGCTCAACCTCGGCATCCAAGTTGTGGTAAGCGTTGAGGTCCTGACCTAACTCAGGGGTCCACTTCGCTTTCAGCTTCTTGGTGATAGCCGTAACGCTCACGGAGTCAACCTTGATGTCGATCTCTGGGATCGCCTCTTGGTCCTCAAGACCCCAAGTGGTGGTTGCCCGAATCGCACCAAGTGCCTCATCCGAACCAGCAGTTGGCGTACCATTGAAGTTGTCAGCAATTGGGAACCCAAAGCTCTTAACGTGCGAACCAGTGATCATGCCCAGAAGCGAATTCTGGTCACCCGTAGTGGCTGCACCGTTATCAAGCACCTGCGAACCAGTCGCCTCAAAGACAAGCTGCATCTTGTAGATTGCCTCACCCGGTGCATTACCTGCGGAACCAGAGTTGATCTGGGTCAGGTGGCGCACAAGGCGACCCGGAGACGCCGCACCCTGATCAGAGGCGAGCGCAACAAAGTCTCGGGTGTTGAACTGACTAAGAGTCGCAGAGCCAGTGACCATTGCAACAACAACCGATTTGCCCTGAAGATCAGGATCGAAATTAACAAGCTTATTGAGCGTGTCATTTGCAGCTTGTGTGGTAGGATAGGTAGAATCACCCGGAGTACCCACAACACCAGAAGCGATAAGCTCCAAGCCCTTGAACGCAATCGAACTTGTAGGCGAAGAAAACCCGTTGTTCATGTTGTATGGACCCTTACTAGCGTTATCACCAGTAAGAGAGACGCCGCCAGTTAACTCTTGACCAACAACACCCTGACCGTAGAGTGAATCGCCATCGGTTTGACCGAGACGAGTATCCCCGAACGTGAAGTCGAGGAAGAAGATCAGACCAGATGGCAAGCTCATAGGCTGCACACTAACCAGATCATTAGCAATTAGACCGCCAAAGACGCGACGAACGATTGGGAAAGCCACGGCTGCGAAACCCTCAACGTCGCCAGCCGCCATAGACGAACCGGCAGCTTCTTTGAGAAGTTGCTTAGCTTGGTTTTCCAGCAAACGTGCCATCGTGTGCTTGGTGCGGTCCGTGTCGAGACCTTCCAGAAGTCCTGTTCTTTCCCACTTAGTGAGAAGAGCAGCACCTTCTGAACGGAGATCTCTATTAACAATACCTTCTGTAAGTTTTTCTAAAACAGACATTTAATAGTCCTCCTTTTATTTGTTTTTAATTCCAGCAAGTCTTTGCATACGCTCAACTTGCGTGTTATCAGCACTGCTTGATGACCCATGACGAGCCACCAAAGGCGTGTTTCTATTAACAGCCTCACTCAGCGATTTTGGTCCTTTCTTCACAGAAGAGGAGCCCACTGCGTTTTGAAGCGTGTTATAAATAACTTTCGCCTCATTTACAGAACGAGATTCTGAAATAGCTTCGGCAATTCTATTCTTTTGCCGCTCATTCAGGGAGTCACTATTCAGCACACGGTTCGTGTAAAACAATCTGGCATTCGAGAGATTAACTTCTTCAAGCTTCTCCTTCAAGCCAGAAACTGTGTTAACAAGCGTCTTGTTTTTAGCTTGGACATTTTTATAACTTTCGCTAATTTGAGCGTAGTCCTTCTTGACATTATCAAGAGCTTGTTTCATATCTTCAATTTCCTGCTGAGCCTCGGTAGACGCCAGTCTAGCAAGCTCAAGCTCAGCGTTAAAATCCATAACAGAAGCCGGGGTTCCTGCCCAGCCACTCTTTTGTGGCTTGATATCCACAATAAGTTCTTCAAGGATGGAGTCAAGATTTTCTTCTGTAATCTCGACCTCCTCCTCAACAATTTCTTCTTCGGCGGCTTCATCATCTTCAGCCTCCAGAAGAGCCTCTAAAACTTCTTCTGTAAGGGCGTAATCTTCTTCTTCGTTGACTTCTTCCTCAAGCGCTTCCTCTGCGGGTGGCTCATCTTCGATTTCCTGCCTCAACTCTTCAAACGAAAATTCAACCTCTTCGTTGTCGTCGGGGCATGGGCAAAGCTTCATGCCCTCTCTGGCTGCATCAACCACAGCGCTATCCGTCTCTGCACCAGCCATGGGTGCCATGGGTGCCATGCCAAGCTCATCTTCTTGCTCAAGTAAGGCAGAAACTGCGTCTTTAATCTCAGGTGCGTACTTCTCTAAGATAGAGCTTTCTGCACTCTTAAGAGCGGCTTCTTTTAGAGCGCTAGCATCTACGATAGCCTGTTCCAATAATGATGACATTTAATATTCTCCGTGGAAGATTACTACACAAATAAGTAGTATGTAAAAAATATAAAATCCTTTAGATTTTATGTTGTATACTACTGAGGTGCCTTTTCAGCCAACTTTCGCAAAACTCTGTCACGCTGCTTTCGCTTTTTTCTTCTCTTAACGGAGGGCTTTTCATAGTAACGCCTTTCTCTCAACTCTTCCATTACTCCAGACTTCTTAACTTTTCTTATAAACCTTTTAATTAATCTCTCTGGGTTTTCATTTTTCTTTGGCGTCACTGTTACATGCGACGGCTTATTGCCTTTTGGCATGAACTTTCTATCTCGGTATGACATTATATTTCCTTATTAAAATCTTCCAAATCCATTTCTACTAGGAGTGATTATGTTTCCACTACTAAATCCACCTCCAGCAGACATGCGCTCATTAGTTACCTTGTACTGAAGAACAAGCTTGGGTCTCTCAGAGGCAGTTCCGTAAGTTGGGCTTCGAAATATAGCCCGGTTGGTCCCGGTTGGGTCCACATCTTGTATATCATGATAAGCCCTGACCATTAAATAAAGATCCGATCTTCTTCTTATTTTTGACTCTAGCCAACGAAGTAGTCTGCCTTGCCTAATATTAAAAGTAAGTTCTCCGGTCGCTGATGCATCAAAAATTCCCGAAGATATATTAGAGAGGTAATTATCATAATCCTCAACATGAGGATCGAATCCAGCGTTTTTTGCATTCAAAGCAAAAATTTTAAACTTCGTCCCGTTTGCATCCCCGCCTCGATTAGAGAAGGTTAACTTTAGCTGTGCCTTTCTAAGTTTTAAAAATTGTGCTTTCTTAGGGATCCCGCTGGCTGCTAAGTCAAAATACATGAAACCGCGACGATTTGTAAAAGTGCCACTTGATAGCCTAGTCTGGAACATAGTATCAGTGGCACCGGGATCAAAGATAGAGCCCGCTTCGGAGGCACCAATAACTGTTGTCCAATCGGAGCCAGTTTTAGTAGGGGCGGCGAAAGATGAATCACCAGCAGGCGTGATAGTGCTAACTGGCATCAGTCAGTTGGTCCGACGCCATCAACGTGCTCCCAGCCCTCTGACAAGTGCGTAGCCTCAATTTGCGTAAGCCCTGCGATGACAGTTGCCTTGCCAATGGTGTTTCCTGATCCATTACCGTCATTCATGAGGTAGACTCGTGTCACCCTAAAATCTGCGGTATAGGAAGCAGAAGGCTCCAGTGTCACATAGTTGTGTGCTGGTCCCAAGCCACCAGAAGCAAACGCAAAGCGCATGTCTGACATATTGGCATCTGAAACTGTGTCATTGCCGTCGTGTCGAATGGTAACAAACTTGGTAACCTTTGGAAATTTAACCTCAAAAGCTAAAGCCATGTTCGAGCCAGATGCAGGAACATCACAAGAAGCTGTGATAAATGGTCTTGCGCTTGCCTGATAAGAACCAACGTTGTTGAACCCAACGCCATATTTTTCAAAAACTGACATTTTATTTCCTCTTCCCTTTAATTAGTCTTTAGCCCATAAAAGCTTTCCAATTTTTTCCGCCCAATGCAACAATGCCCGATATATCAACACCGGGATCATCTGAATCAACGTCACCAAGAGGGCTAGCCAATTCCGGCGACCGCTGTGCTGCTGCTGGGGTTGTGCCCTCAAATAAATCAACCCCGCCATATGCATCCTTGCCAATCGCATCTAAAAGCTTTTGCTTGTGCTCTTTTAGAGCCCCGTTGTTGCTTGGCTGTTGTCGCACCGGCTTTGTAAAGACAGGCGGTGCCACTTCTTCTTTTATAACAGTTGTGCCCATGCCTTTAACAACTTCTGACACAACAGAAGAAAGAACGCCTTCTTCAAAAAGACATTCTTTAATGCACTCTTTTACTAGAGGCTTCAACATATTTTTTAGTTCTGCTTTCTTCAAAACAACCTCGCCTTTTTCATTTCTTTAATTGTCTCATCAATAATGGAGGTCTCGGTTGACTCCGTAAGTACGCCACTAAGAACACCCTCTTTGAGTGCTGCCTTAATCTGAGAGTCTTCGTATCCGCGTCTTCTCATCTGGCGACGTAAAATCTTTTCAATATTCTTGATGATTCTATTTTGTTTTTTCTCATCTCCAAGAGCGTCAAAGAAAGCTTTGTCATACTCTCCCGCTCTTGATCCAGATCGTGCTGCATATGTCATAAGGACACGACCAACAAGTGGCATCTTCTTGGCTTTTGCTTCAATTTCTTTTCTCTTAGCTTTTTGGTCCGCCTTCATGCCTTTTTGTCTTGCAACCCCAGCTTCAGCATCTTTTTCAAAATCTCCCAACTGCTTTTTGGCTTGAGCGAGAGCATTCTGGGCTAACTGGATATTTGCGCCCATGTAAGCGGGATTCTTTTTTGCGTCCTCAAGCTCTTTCTCTAGCTCAGGAATAGAGGCTTTAAGTTTAGCTCGGTCTTTGCCAAGTCGCTTGAGGAACTTAGTATACTCTCTAGGATCAAACTTAACCGGCGTTCCACGTCTCTTAAAGAAGGTTTCAGTTGTCTCCTCGACAAGTATCGTTAGCTCTTTCAATTGCGATTCTGCAATTGGAATGTTTCTTGATTTAAGAGTGCCAACGAGTCCTTTAAGGATTCTTTGCGTGGCTTTTGGTCCTAGATTGAGCTTCTTCTGCATGTATGTGACAAGAGGCATCTCGACTGTGCCCTGAGCATTTCGAAGGCTTGGCTCATCTTTTTGTCGCTTGTAAATGGAAAGGGGCACATCAGGGCTTGCTTTAGGACCTGTAGGCGGCTCTCCTTCTACTGGTGGCTCTGTGCTTGGTGGTTCACCATCCACAGGAGTGGGGGAGCCACCCACATATAAGCGGCTAGGACAATACATAACCAGCCCTTGTCTACAGCGCTGCTTGTAGAAAAGTCTTGCACCGGCAGCGTTAGTTGCTTTGTATTTCTTGGGCTTTTTGCCAGTTGTAGAAGCTCCATAATCCCAAACAAACCCATATGTTCCAAACATTGTTATGGGATCCAAAAGCACTGGAGGATTTGTCACGTCGTAAGGCAACGGATTGTTTCCGTGTGCAACATTATCTGGCAAGCTATCGTCCAACTTTTTCATTGCTGCTGCTGCGTTAAACTCGGCTTTTTTCATGCTAAGATATCTTTCCCCATCTGGCGAAAGCCCGCCCACTTGCTTTGAGGTATCTATAAGAGCTTGCAAGTCCTTCTCGTCATCTATCTTAAGACTTGGGTTCTTTTTTTCAAAGTCAGAGAGGAATTTCTGGTCTTTGCTCATGAAGGCTCTTGAGAAAGCATTCTTAATTTTGTCAAGAATACCCTCGTCCAATTGCCCAAACTCTTCAAGTATAATTTCTTCTAATAGTTTTCGATCCATTATTCATGGTCTCCCACAATGTCATTAAGCAGCCTATTAATTCTGTCTGCTTTTGTAAATACGTTTGGCTGCTTGCCTTCGTTCATGCTAGCACCAACGCTCATGAAAGCGCCCGGTGTGGACGGCTCTGAAACAAAGTCGAAGCAAATCAATTGCAAATCTTCTTGGACAACGGCATGCCCCTTTGATTCGTCAAGCGACCCAAGAGCCCTAGAAGAGATACCGAGCTTGCAGCCGTCCCTCACAAGAGCTTGTAAAATTTTGCCTGATGGGGTGTTAAGAACTTTAACCTTGCCCATAACAGCGTTGCCGTCCCACCAGATTTGTGTAACCATGTGGGATGCATTTTTTAAGTTAATAACTGAATCATCTGGATGGTCAAGTTCGCCAAGAGCCCTTCTCTCATCCACAAGTTTCATATAGTTTTTAATCTCTCTGCGAAGGACACTTTCAGGATAGACACGACCGTTGCCATTTGGCGTGTCGTACTTCTGCATACAGCCAGACAAAATCATACCGCCCTCTGCCACATACTTTTTCTCGGCTTCGGTCAGTAGATCTTGGCAAATGCCGCCTTCACATAATTCATAATATTCTCGTAAAAGTTGTTTTCCCATGATTAATTCCTATAGAGCGGGCGCAACCCGCCCGAGACTTGCTCCTTTGCAGCAGCGTGCAACAGGTCGAAGATACCAACTTCTTTTAGCGATAATCTTAGTGCGTGCCATTTTCAGCCTCCAAGTTTTGAATCTTGATTCCATAGTCGCCAAAAATCATATTTAAAACATATGATGTTCCAGAACTAATGCAGCCCATAATAAAGTAATTTATTAAGCGATGCTCAAAAGTAAATAGTTCCGTATAACTGTTTATCCCGCACAAAAACACGCCAACCCAAAAGCCCATGCACATAGGGCAATTAAACAATTCTCCAAAGCCCCCAAGCCACTCTTTAGTGGGTCTAATCTTATTAAAGATGGACCCATAAACAATAAGCTGCGTCATTCCATACGCAGCCAATATAAAATAAAGCAATTCCATAACTACCTCATCATAACATATAGCTTAAGAAATAAGGACTAACTCTACCATAGCCGGGTCGGATACCACCTTTTTCTTTTGCCTGCGGAACTTCGCCTAGCTCTGTAGAGTCTTCCCTGCTTGGGTCGAGCATGTGATCGTCTTCCATCTGCTTATACTTTTCGACATATTCAAAGTATGGTCTTTCTGAATCTATAAACTTTTCTATGTTCCCCACAATCAGCGGCAATCTATCTTTATCTTCTGGTTTGCCCTCAAGCATTCCTTCCATTGAAAAATAAACATTGCCAGCACGAATTGTATCTGGCTTTACGATTCCCTTTTTTTGCATAAACTTAAAAAACTTATCTTCAACATCATACACTATATCATTCATTTGCTCTTTTGGAAAAAGGATGATCTTGTCCTTCTTGATAACAATATCAATATCTGGATGGTCACTGATCATATAGTCGCCGTCAAGGCTACGCCGCATATCAAGCTTGAATGTGATATCTACAGGCACGTCCTTGATTGACTTGCCAGCTTCTTTACTTTCTGGATCGGATCCAATTTTAATGCTAATAGCCATTAAGCTTCAATCTCCTGCGCCAGTTGTTGCATTTTTAAAATGTCTCTGACCATAGATTCATTAATTGGTTGCTCTGCAAAGTTTTCCAGCTTGCTCAAAACAGTTTTTGCGTTTTGCAGCATATTGTTGTCACTTTTGATCTCGTCAGATGAAAGAGATTCACTTAGAACATTTTTGAGGCGACCAAGCTCTTCATTGACAAAGATCTTAAACTCTAAGCCCTTGTCGGAAAAAGATGAGATATACTTGCTCAAAAGTTTTCTTTGACTCTCGCTAAGGGCTTCGCTATACTTGTCGTTAAACTTGGAAACAAACGTCTTATAGACCAAGTTATCAATTGGTTGCATAGGCTTTGGCTCTTCTGCTTCTGGCGATGTGAGCAAGTCAATCACGCTTGACTCTAGTAAAACCCTGTCCTTAACTGGTGTATCTGTATTAAAGATCTGAGCAATAGTTGCTAGGCTCTTATAGTTTGGCACAAAATTAGAAAATACACTTTTGCTATATTCCTTATTCATGTCGTCAATAAGTTCAGTCTGCTCTTCGAAGACTTGGGTATCTAAAACAAACTTACGTTGCGCTCTTACTTCAAAAATAAGCTTCTCAGCAACAATAGTCGTTAACCCTCTCGTATCAACAAGAGCCTTGTAAAGCTGTAAGTCTTCGTACAAAGGCTTGCCTTTAGAGAAATACTTTTTGATAATGTTCAAAGTTCTCTGTCTTTTTGGCTCATCCTTTGCGACAACAGCTTTAGTAAGCTCGCCTACTAGAGCCTCAAATAAGAATGCTGTGTTTCTTTTTTTATTGTGTCTCATCTTTTTTGTCATTTGTTGCTGACTCCATGCCTTCTATAAGCTTATTAATTTCGTGGTTTACTTCAAATAATCTAGCTTCTTGAAGCTGCTGCCTCTCTTCATAAGTAGACCGCTCTTCTGTATAAATCCCATTACTGAGACGCTTTAAACCATCGGCTCCTTTGAATATCGCTCTCTTGGTGTTAAACTCAGGGTTTGCGATTCTATCGTAAGACCTAGTTCTAGCCCCGGCAGGACGCTTATCCCTCTTAGCTGGTGTGTATGCCTTGCCCTTTGAGCCCGGTGTAATATACGATCCGTCCTCTCCGACCTGCACCTTTGGAACGTCTCGCTTACCGGGTGCTGCCAGAAGCACATCATCTTCGCCTTCCGGTTCGGCAGCGGGCGTTTCAGCGCCTCCTGCATCGCCACCGGCAGCAGCATCACCTCCAAGATCAAGCTCGTCACCACCAAGATCATCCCCAAGACCTTCATCGCCACCCAAGCCAAGATCTCCACCGCCAGCACCAGCTTCTGCCTCACCAGCGGCTTCTCCAGCAGCATTAAGCTGGGCATCATATTTGCGATCATAAAACATCTCTCTCTGGTTTCTAAGGAATTCTTCCTCGGACATGCTAAATAAATGCTCTGCAACCCAACGACGACTGAAAAAGCCCTCGGTCGCTGCGCCCGCAACATCAAACTTGGTCTTCCAGTGCTCTAGCTCTTGAAGCTCAGCAATCTTGGAAGGGTTGTTCAAGCTGAGTTTAAAGTTGAGCAAATCATCTCCACGGAACCCGAGCGTGTAGAGGTGAACAATTCCAACCTTTTCTAGCTCTGACACGACCGCTCTCTGAAGCCTTTGGATGGTCCGGGCAAAGCGAATATCTTTTTGCGCTAGCGTAGTCTTATCTTCGTTTACAGAGTCACCCTGTGTCAAATACGCAGCGGGAATCTTAAGAGCAGAAAACAGCTTGTCTCTTAAATATTTAACATCTTCAATGTCTTTTGTATTTTGACCGCCAGCTAAGTTCTCCACCTTGGAAGAGTTGTCGCCTCTGACTGGAATGAAATAATCCTCTTCGATACTCATTGGGTTGTATCGAAGGTCAACGCGACCAGTATTGTTATCAACAATCTGGTTACGCTTCATCTGAGTCATGACCTTTTGCATGTATTGCTCAACATCTGATGGTGGGATATTCCCGACATCAACATAAAAAACTCGACGCTCTGGTGAGCGGACAATTCTATACGCCATCATCGCATCTTCCATAAGAGTTAGCTGACGCCAGATGCGTCGTGCCGACTCTAAAACAGATGTGCCATAAGGGGTGTACTTATCATTGCCAAGAATCCTAAAATGTGCAATCTGCCAATTTTCAAATGTCATAGCAGCAGAGTTCCACTGATATTGTACATAATTTGGATTAGTTTTGTCTTCGCCCTCTAATCTTTCAATCTCTGTCGATGGCAAGCCAATGACCGTTTTAATGCCCATGTGCTCATCAATGTCTAGGTACAGGAAAAAATCTCCATACTTGCACATTGTTCTGCACCAGCCAAATAGGTTATATTCGACATTAAGAATGTTTTGATAGAGTGTTGTCAAGACTGCCTTAATTTCTTCATTGGGGCATTTCACGTTCAGCATCGGCTGTAGCGAAGAATGAGTTGTCATCTCATCGGCATAGATATCAAGTGCGCTGGCAATCTCTGGCATGTATTCCATCTGATCAAAATCGACGTATCTCTCAGAACGTCGCTGATTTGCCATAGTAGAAGAATTTAATTGTGCAAAAGGATTGTAACCGCTACGCTTAAACTGCTGACCGCTTGCGCTCTGGAATCTCTGGGCAAAATAATCTAACTGAGATCTTTTATAATCTCTGGTCATCTGAGATCTGTAATTTGTTATCGGACCAGAAAATAGCCGTGTTAGCCTCTTGAATAAAGCTGACTCATTGTTATCTGGATTTTTTCTTTGATCTGCCATTTATCTATCCTTTGAAAAGCCAAGAAAATTCTTTTTGTTGTGAAATACTTTCATTTCTTTTTTGAACCATATCTTTATCGTAGCCAATCTGTCCCGGTATTTTTGTGCTCATCCTTGATGTTGTGAAAATCATTGTGTCTAACAGGGCTTTGTTATATGTAGTGTTTCTTTGGTTTACTGTAAGTGCGGTATCTCTGACCCAGCATCCGATTGCTAATGACATGACTAAATCGTCATGATAGCCGCGCATAGCTTGAGGCTTACCATTGTTCCATATAAATGTTTTAAATTCGTTAAACAAACGATTAGAGTATACGGTAATTAGTTTGTTTCTTATGAATTCTTCCAGCTTAGCAACGATTAGTGGTCTTGTCTTTGAAGAAGTAGTAAAACCAGCGATTGCATTATTTTTAAACTGGGCACTGTTTGCATCAATGTATTCGTGCGTGCCTTTGATAGAAAAATAAACATTTGGATATTCTAACTCTTGCAGCTTTTCAAGAACAGAAATACCTATGCCAACATTTTCAACAACCATGAGTGCATCACCATATTCTTTCCCAACCTGAAAGAGTATATTCGCATACATGTCTAGACTTGGCTTACCTTGGTATTCGGCAACTATTTCCATTGTCTCCAGCTTAAAAATATGGAAAACAGAATAATCCGCACCGTCACCTCGGGCAACGTCTGCCACAACCATATAGGAGTTTTCGGGATTATATTCTTCCCATATCCAGTAATTTCTATCAAAGCCAGTCCTGTGCTTTGGCTCAGTAATTAACTGATTTATGCGCTCAAGATCGTCTGGATGGATAACTGTTTCTCCAGAGGTATTGAAGTTGCATTCAAGCTCCTGTGCGATCTGGCGACGAGACATGTTTTTTGTCTCGTTAACAAACCACTCCTGATCTCTTTCAGGATGCACATCCCAAGGCAAGTTAATTGGCTTGAACATATTGTCTTCTAATTCAGCCTCTATGTAAGTCTTATGAAACCAATTTCCAACACCGTTGGGAGTGGACAGGGCAATACAGCGACCACCTGTAGACAAAGTAGGATACAAGCCGGTCCAAAGTTCCTCTAAGCCTTCGACGTGAGCAGCCTCATCAATAACAAGCAAAGAAAGAGCCTCAGAACGACCTGCGTCTCCAGATGTTGATGTGGCTTTAATTTGAGATCCGTTTGATAATTCAAAACTGGTTCTATTATCGACAGAGATGTCTGCGATCCTAATCCAAGGTGGCAGGTTTCTCATGATCGCTTTTACTTTTTTGACTAAGTTGGCTGCTGTATTAAACTTTGTCGCCATGACAAGAATATTCTTATCGCGATGAAATAACATAAGCCACACAACATAGGCAGCAACAATAGTTGATATACCCAACTGCCTAGCTTTTAGAATAACTGTAAATCGATGATCATTGAAGTCGTTCAAGAGACTGTCTTGATAATCAAATGTCTTAAAAGGGATCAAGCCCTTTAAGGGGTGTGATATCTTGCAGTAGTTGTTAATGAAATAGACAGGATCTTTTCCTGATTTGACTACTTCCTTAACAATCTCCTTCTTTGACAGATCATGAATCATTATTCACTTTACGCGAATCATTCTCCGGTCGGCTACCTTGGAAGCCGCCTTGGTCCAGAAACTTCTGGAACCCATCTTGCAAATCACCTGCACTCGGCTCCAAAATTGGCTGAACCTCTGCAAGGCTAGAAATAATGTATTTTCTGTGAGCCTGACAGAATGTGCGGACACGGCTTGTGTTTTGAACAATAACTTTTACTTCACCATCCGCCTTCAAAGAAACGCTTTCCCCCGTTATTTTTCTATATCTCTTTTTCAAAAAAGAAACAATGTCTTCAATAATTTGCTCCATCTCAGACTCAAAGCCGCCCCTATAAACTTCTTTCAGCTTAATTTCAGCCTGATAATTGACAATCATGTGTGGACCAGAAAATGTTACCTTGAAGCCATCCAAAGTTCGAGAATCATGGATGGGATGACCTTCCTCTCTTTTCAAGCCAATCTTAATTGGATTTCCCTCATCATCAAGGGCTCCGTCATAAGCATTGGCTGCTGCCTGAGCCAGACCTCTTACAACTTTTAATGATTCTGCTGACATTTAGTTTCTCCTGTCGCGGGTCTCCACCCACTTTCCCATCGCTCTTCTCTGTCTTCGACCCAACGAACATAGCAAGATTTGCAACATTCGTATTTTAGCATGTATACATCATCGTGTATACTAAAAGAAAAAGAATTACATACTGGGCATTTTCGGTTATGTTCTCTAGTAAGTAGTTTTTTATTAACAAAAACGCCATCGACTTCAATCTTCTCAGCTTTTTCTCGAAATTGATCCTCTTTCTCTAGCATTTTTTTAATTTGCTCTTTGTATTCTTTTTCTTTCTCGTCGTCCCAGTTTGCTTTAGGGTTTTGAATAGTCTCTGGACCATACTTTTTTGCGATAGCCTTCTCTACTCTAACGACATAATTTGGGTCTTTGTGCCTTTTCATTCTCCAATCGCCTTGTCAATAGCATATGCTGTGCCGACACCAATCGCTATACCTGTTACTACACTTGTAGCGATAACAACTGGAATGTTTAGCTTTTTGTTTTTCTTAATTATTTCCCTGAGTGTTTCCAACTCTTTGTCTCTTGTGTCGATCTCGACCTGATATCTGATCTCCGTTTCTTCAAGAGTAATCTGCATATTTTTTATAATCAACTCAGAATCAAGAACCAAAGCCTGCTTTTCATATTCGCATTTGGTTTTATATTCTTCTGACAAAAACTCTTTCCAAGTTAACAGTTTCGCTGTAGCCTTTGAGTCAAAACATGTGGCTTCAAACGATACGGTCCCTCCACGCGGAACAAGAGTAAACTTACCTTCATCACCATAAGCTGGACCGCTCCACAAAATCAAAGCGAAGCTTAGTGTTGCGGCAATCCTATTCCACATATTCAAATCCAAATTTTGCCTCAATTTCCAAAATTAACTGATCTGGGTTCTCTTGTCGGAGAGTGACAAAATCATTGACACGCTCTTGTCTTGCTTCTGCCACAGCTTGCTGGTACTCAATGTACTCCATTTCAAGTTCTTCCAGTTTTTCTTTATAATCTTCCAGAGCCTTAGCCTTGCGTTCCGTCTCACGTTGGTGGCTCTTTTTCAATTCTTTAATTCTTGTCTCGTAGCTTTCTACTGACGCATCGTATGCATTAACAAGACCTTTGTGGTCTTGCCACCAAAAGAAGGAGACCACAAACAGTAAAACTGCTAATGCGATCTCCTTCCAATAGGTGCCTATAAATCTAAAAAGATTACGCACTATGCCGCCTTAAGCTTAACGACTGCATCAATAACAGCTTGACCGCCAAGATAAAGGGCAGAAATAGTCACCCAATCTCCGCTTGTCAAAAATCCTGTTGCTGCTAGTCCAGTTGCCGTAGCCCAAACAAGAAGCTTGCGGGAAACAACCTTTTCTAGCGTCTTATCGACTGCTCCTTTAAGTGCCATTCTCATATTACCTCCAAAAAATTATTTCTTTTTCTTTTGTTCTTTTTCAACTTTTGCTTCAGCGTCAGGCGCTGGAGCGCTTGCCTTCGTGAAAACCGTAACTGCTTGGTGAACAGCACTGGCTTCCTCCAGACTATAAGCTCCTCGTTGTTGTGCAATGGTTACTGCACTGATAAGAGCCTGTAGGGCATCAGTCTGTGTCATTTGTACCTCCGGTAGTAATAATTAGTTTATTGATTGATAAAAGCATACCCATCAACCTTATCAATTGTTATCTGTGTATCCACGCAGTCTTTGAGCGAATCAAGGTGCGTGATAAGCAAAACTGTCTTAAAATACGATTTAACAACATCCAAAATTCTAACAAAGCCTTCCATGTTATCTGCGTCAAGAGCAGTTCCCGGCTCATCAAGAATAAACACATCTCCCTTTGGAAGACTAGAGACAGACAACAGGGCAAGCCTAATAGCCATAGCAGCGATAGTTTTCTCTGCCCCAGAACCCATCTCCAGTGGTCTTGGCTCGTGACTTGGGTGCTTGATAAAAATGTTAAGCCTCTTTCCATCGTCCTCAAAAAAGATTTCGAAATCTACTATGTTTGCGAGAACCTTAGCAATCTCTTCATTGATCGCCGGAAGCCTTTTTTTGATAACATCGTATGCAATCCCGTTATTGTGCATACACCGCATAAATAAATCATAAGCTGAATACTCCTGTCTTAAATCATCAAGCTCTGCCTGTAGGCTGATGAGTGTGTTTAGTTTCTCTTCGTAAGATCCATGCACTTTGTAGAGGTTCATGATAGTAGCCTGACATGCGTCAAGCTGACCATTCAAGTCGCTCAAGTGCTCTTCTTTACTTCTCTTCTCCACTAGAAAGCTCTCTAAATTATCAATCGCCTCTTTGTTAGCTTGATATCCTTTCTTCTTAGAATGCAAAACTTCAAGTTGTCTTTCTAGATTGTCAATTTTATTTTCGTCTTGCTGGATATATAGATTCAACTTTAAGATTCTTTCCGATAAAGTTGTCTTTCTTTTGCTAAGTTCGTTGAACTTTCCTATCGTTTGTTCAGCTTCGTCTGGATCTAATTCTGTAAACTTATTGTTCAAGTCTTGTAGGTGCTGGTCTTTGCTTGGCTTTTCTTCCATAGCTTCTTCTGCTTCATGAAGGCACTTGCACCCCTTCAAGAAGCCCGGATCATCAAGAGTAGAAATTTTCTTATTAATTATTTCTAGTTCTTTCTCTAAGATTTTGATCCTCTGAGAAATTTCTACTGATTTCTCTTTTCTTTCTCTAACGTCGTCGATATTAAAATCTTCTAAGAAAGTCGCTACTTTTTCTAAGACTTCTTTCTTTTCTTTCAATTCTTTCTCATGGCGAGCCAAGTTGCTTCTTGCATCATTAAGGTCGTTGGTGTGCTCAACAATGTCTGATAATACTTGGGCAATATCGACCAACTCAACTGGAATAGAGTCGATCTTTTGCTCTATGTTGCTAAGCTCTTCTTTAGCGACGCCAATTTTGCCCTTGAGGCTTTCACACGTTTGTTGCTGACTTTCTAGCTCCTGCTCGTGTGACGTAAAGACATCCTGTGCTTCCTTGATTTCTTCAGCAAAATCTCTGCCTTCCAGACGCTTAATTGCCCCCCTAAGATCAGAGGCATCGCCCTTGGCAAGCTTAAACTTCTTTTCAAATATCTCAAGATCCAAAAACTTTGCAAAGATCTCTTTTCTCTTCGTAGACCCTTCTTTCAAGAAAGACAAGGCATCTAGTTGCGAGGACATTGACGAGAACAAGAAGTCATCCAAAGAGCCAAAGACCTTTCGAATATTCTTGTCTGTTTCGTTTCTTGTAAGTCCATTAAGGCTCGTTGTCTCCTGTGTGACTTCATCGAGACACGAAAAGTCAATATTCGTCTTGGCTTCAGTGGTTTCGTTGCCTTGGTACTTCTTAATATATTTTTCAGAAGTCCTAACAATACTATAAGTCTTCTCTCCGATTGTCACCTGAACATTGCCTGAGCCCAACTCTTTGTTCTGGTTGATAATGTTCAGATTCTTTCTTTCGTTCTTGGAAGTAGAGTTCCATATGGTGTACAGAATGCTATCAATTACGGAAGATTTACCAGAATAGTTTTTTCCAAAAATTCCAACAATGCCATTGAGCTTTGAAAAGTCAATGTTATTACCGCCACCATAATTAAAAAGGTTATCCCAAGCTGCGTTTTGTAGGCTCCAGTTAACATTCCTAGCCACCTCCTCTTGTTCTTCAGCCACCTTGTTGTACTTAAGGTTTAGCCCATATACTTTTTGAAGTGTGTCATCTGACACTTCGTAGTCTTTTAGGTATTCAGAAATTAATTTTTCTTGTACCGTAATATCTCTTAAATTCTCTTGCTTAATTTCTTGAGCAAGCTTGCTAACGTCACCACGCTGACCAGCGGCTCTATTCAAGAATGTGATCGCTTCTGGCTTATATCGATGCTTGGCGGCTTCTAAAGCTCTACGCATCTTAACAAGCGGCAAGTTATTGTTTGATACAATTCGCAAACGAGCACCAACTGGCACAAGGATATTATTTGGAATCTTGCCGTCTTTGGTCAGCTCGATAGTTACAAATGGCTTGGGGTTTAGTAGCTTGACGTGCTTGCATGTAAACTTATCTTTATCCTGAATATCCCAGATAAGATACCCCTTGTCATTAGATTCGCCATGATTCTGTTGAACTGTTGAGCCACAATATCGGACGCGACCTTCTGTATCAATAATTTGATTAGTCTTGTGAATATCGCCCAAGAATGCAAAGTCATGATCTTTAAAGATCTCTGGTGTGTGATCGCCGTGATCCATCACCCAGCCCGTGTCGGTCGTGACCCCAGAAATAGATCCATGATAGAGAGCGATATTAACTTTACTGTCATCTGATGGGCTGACCCAATTATCCTCATCGAATACCGAAAGAACATTTAGGCAATAACCACCTTCTAATTCGATCTCGCCCGACTTCTTTAGGAGATGCAGATTAGGCAAATCAAGCGCGGCTGCAATAGGCGTAAGAGCATCCTGACGATTATTGTTTTTTAAGTTGCCGTCATGATTCCCAAGAATAATATATGTTGGGGCGATTGACTCTAGGTTTCGAAAAAAGTCCGAACATAGCTCTACAAATTCAGGAGAAATTTGCGTCTTTGTGTGAGCGATGTCACCACAGTGAATAATGTAATCTACTTTTTCTTCTTTTAGAGTTTCGTACAGCTTTTCAAATACTGCACGATATTCTTTTTGATACTTTAAGTTGCGGATATGTGTGTCCGCGATGTGTGCGAATTTCAAGTAAACCTCTCCAGTCCCTTATAGAATGTAACACGATTTCGTGCTTTGTCAAGTGCAAACTACCTTAAATTGAAGTTAGTCTTTCTAACAAATGATTGTCAGAACTCATATATGTTGCTTCTCGTTTTCTTTCCAAAAACATCTTTTGGGGCATTTCAGCTATGTCTTCATACCCCGAAGTGTTGATCTTTGACACCTCTACCCCATACGACATGAGGCTTTTAATTATCTTGTTTGATTTCATGTCTGCGTCTTCATCGAGAGCCAAGTATATCTTTGACCCGCTTTCAACTATCGCTCTAAAAAGCTTGCCGCCCTCTCTAATTGTTGATCCGAGTATCGGTATGCCATTGCCTGCTCTTATTGCATCAAAGATACCTTCAACTATGATAATGTCTTGTTCCCAATCAACATACAGTTCATTAAAAATAATATCTTTGCTTGCAGGAGGATTTTTATATTTCTGCCAGTCGTCTGTGATCGAGCGAGCAACGAAATAATTTACGCGCCCATCTTTATTGAATGATGGTATGATTACTCTGTTCTTGTATATACCTTCTGTGCAATACCCTATCTTCCATTTGATTATTTGTTCTTTATGTATTCCGCGTCGAGACAAATAGTTTAAGAATGGCTTTGCCGATCTAGGCAAATCTTTGTTAGCCAGTGAGCAAAACTCATCTGGCAAATTCAGAATTATTTCTACCTCTTCCTTCTCTTTCTTGGCAAATAGATCATCAAAGTCGCTAAGATTAACTTTGCCAACAAGATCTTGCCATTCTCGAAAGTTAGTTAAAGTTCCAAACTTTCTAATAACCCTGCCAACGTTTCTGCCTCGCTTGTCACAAATCCAGCACTTAAAATAGTTTTTCTCAATATTAACAGAAAATTTACGCTTGTGGTGGCGACAATAAGGGCAAGTAAAAAGATGCTCATCACCACGGTCGTGGCTGTGACCCAAAACGTTTCTTAAGATTCTAACCTTTTCTGCTCGCATACCACCCCCGCTTTTGCGATCACGATTGAGTCAGCCATGTCATATGACTCTGGCTTTGGATTTCCATGACGTGTATATTCTATCACGAAACCCGGCTGGTTGTCAAGTAAATACTTTAAGACAACAGGCTTTGCTTTTTCTCCTCTGGGAATTTTAATACCGCAGAGCTTTCGAGCACTTGTCGCCGCGATGTATTCTGGCTTAATCTGAAATAGATCGTAAACAAGCCATGACACAATGCCATTAAAACGAGACAAGCTTGATAAAGTTTTAGCAGATGAGAAACCTGATCGGAACGTCTGGAGCGACTGTTCAATATAAACGTGTTTAATCTTTCCACCGTATTGGATGTGTATCTCTGTAACACCTTTGCTCACCGCCTCTGCTTTATCAAAAAAATCTTTATACTTTCTAGTATCCCAAGCGCCGTACTCAATCACATTGCCAGAAAAGTCAGCAATAGTCCAGCCCGTAATGCTTGTAGAAATATCTAAACCAAGAATCATTCTTTATTATAACCATCTAGGTTGGACTTGTCAAGTAATTAAAAAGGTCGTGGTCCTGCGGCTGCTGTATCCATAGACACTTTAACAGATTTAAAACCGGGTCCTGTAATGACTTCTGCTGTGGCAGTTGCAGTTTCACCGAGTGTTTGGAAATATTCCACAATTTTATTGAATTGCTCGGTACTTAATTCGCCCTTGTCCGCCATGTCTGCAAACTCTTTATACATGTCTGAGCCATACCCCAGAGCATTTTGAAGCTGTTCGGGCAAATCACCAATTTGCGTAATATCTGGACTAGCTTGGATTTTATCTAGCTGATCGATAATATCAATGTATTTTGTGACGTTGGC